TTTACTTTACGATTCATTTCTATGCCAATGCCATCTGATTTAACAACTGAAGACATATGCATATTTTCATATTCTAATTCATGATATAAACCGCGTGTAACTAAAACGCCGTGATCATTTGATTCTACAATAACATATGCTTTGTTATAGGAATTTGCGTACTTATATATAATATCAGGGAAGAGTATTGGAGAGATAGAGTTACATCGATAAACTGCAACCTGATTAAAAGGTTTACTTGTTACATCGATCACGTTAAACGTTGAATAATCCTGTCCTCTTCCCTTTGAAACGTCAACAGTAATAACATATTCATGATTTTTCTTGGGTTCATTATACATTAATAAATGCCCACCTTCTAAAATCCGAGAAGGTTCAATAGCTTTCATTCCCATCAATGCTTCAGCGCCAATTAAAGTATCGCCGGTGCCAAAAAATGTATTACCAAATTCTTGATCAAACTGTAATTGTGATGTATTTGCAATTGTTTCAAGCTTCCAAGTATCATCACGACCTGGTACATCCCACCAGTCAACTCGAAATGATTTAAACGCATTTGTTTTTTGTATTGCGCCCTGCCAAATATTATAGAATTGATTACCAATACCATTAGCAGTTGATGTAATAATTACCTTTGTATCTTTACCAGATGAAATAACTGGATAGGTTGATGTATAAAATTCAGTAGCATTTTCAATAAATGCAAACTCATCAAGGAATAGCAGCGAAATAGATAAACCACGAATTGATGATCCTGAAGTTGCAGCTGCTAATATCTTTGAATTATTACCAAATTCAATTGAACCTTTATTGAGTGTTTTTGTCCCGGGCTGTAAAAAGAAAGGTAAGTTTTCTAGCATCAGTGTAACACGAGATAACATCTCTCGAGCAGTTGCACCTTTGTTTGCCAGGATAGCAATATTCTTTTCACTATTGAATAAAGCATACCAGAGCAAATAAGCAACCGATGAAATAGATTTACCAGATTGTCGACATGCAAGAACAATTGAAAATCGATTATTATTAAAGTGATTAAACATTTCTTCTTGATAGTCGTAAAGTTCAAACGGAACTAAACCATCATTTAAAGATATAATTTTACAATATGTCCGTGCGAAATATGCCGGATACATCATACATTTTTGATATTCGAGTATTTCTTGTTGGGTCCAGGCTTGAACAATTCCATCTCGTTTTACAAGTGGATTGCCAAGGTAACCCTCATTACCATTAATAATATTATTCATCTCTTAAGTGTGGCGTAATATCTACCACATTATTCTCCTTTGCACTCTTCACATCTTGCAACATTCTTTGTAGATCAGCAGTTGATCCTACATAAACATTGTTATTTGTCGTGCCATTTTCAATCTGTTTTAAAGGGTCTGTATTAATATCTTTATGCTTCTTATTTAAATCAAGAAGTTTATCGTTTATGTCTGCTGTGTTTTTCATTAAGCCGGAAAGAACTTCAAATGCTCTTGGATGTTCGCTCTCACGTGCAACCTCAATCATATCTTCTAAAGCACCACGACCTTTTTCAATTAAATCAAATAATACTTCTCTTGAGTATTCATAATCATTATCAACATTCTTATTATCTTCTTTAGACATAATGTGGCCAACCTTGCTTATCGCTATCACCATCTTCCATACTATATGTATTCGTCGAAAATCCGTAGTCTGAATCGGGTGATGCACCTAATGGATTCGGTTCAACTGTAATACGAGCAGACGGGCTGAAATATGTAAATGCACCATCAGAATCAATGCCTGAAACTAGGGTTGTTCCATCTGAATCTCTTAATGTGCCTGTAGTGTATGTATCAACAATTGCTTTACGAATAATTTTAGCTGTATCAATCGGTCCATAAAAGTTTGCAGTCATCTGAAAATCAAGTGTATATTGAATAATACGTCTTGTATCTAATGCACCTTCATATGCATCTGAATATGTAACTCCGTTTAAAGTAATCGGAACATCTTCAACAATATCTTCATATCCTGTAGTACCAGCAAATGGTTTAATTGATATTGAATATTGCGGTGCAAAATACGGAATGATCTGCTCTATTATTTGTAATGCATCATCTTGTGTTTTTGTATACAAATTCAATTGAAAATTAATAATGTATGGTGTAAATGTATAAATTTTATTACGAGTATTGCCAGCGCCTTTATTTTGATTTGTCATTTTCGTCAACTGCCGTGTCGAATCATATTGATATGCAACAATTTCAAATGACATTCTTGGCAGCTTAATTGCTGTTTTTGTATTTGTATCAAGATCGGGATTTGCGCGAATACGTGCTAAAAAGCTTGAGCTAGGCGCATATGCTAATGGTACACGAGCCTGAGAAATAACACCACCTGATGAATTCTTTCGAAGTACATATAAGTTATTAAATAACGAGCCAAACAATGCTACGCTTTTTCGAATTCTTTCATGATAAAAATGATTACCTAACATTACTGTACATCTCCAAATGGATTACCTTCACTGAAATCTAAGAAGCCCATATCATCTGCCGTTGTTTCATAGAATGAATTTGCTTCATTTTCTGATAACTTATTATCTTCTCCGATTGCTGTAACAGTTGCTACGCTTCCATCAGCAGCACTTACAAGTTTCAATGTTGTCCAGGCATGATATAAACCATCAGATGCACCAGCATGAATAATACTTAGAATCTTATCTGAATCATTCCAGTTTGAAACCTCACCAGACATAATAACACCGTCTGAGAATGTTTGTGTAACTGTATTACCAACACTAAATCCTTCACTTGCACTATCTAGTGTAAGATTATATGTGTAAGCAGAAGATGTTTCAAGTTTATCAACAGTAGCAATTCCTGTATCAAGGTCTTCACCTCCATATTCGAATATTTCACAACGAAGTTTATAAGTTGGTAAATTCTTTAATTGATAAAACGGTTGTTCATGCTCAACATGCATAATTTGAAATAAGCTTTGTGACATTGGCAAGTAAATTAAATCACCTTCAAGCGGTCTAATAGATACTACTTCATTATCGTGTCTTTGAACTGTATGAAGCCACCGACGACGTGCCACAATAAATGTAGCAGTGTCTCGGATTTCTACACCAAACTTTGTAAAGAGATCTCCTTCGCCTTCAAAGCCTTCTGTGTTTTCAATATACATTTCAAGTTTGTAACCCGAATCAAATGTGCTTGGTACATCTTCACCAAGTATTTTATCTTCGTTTACAAGATCTCGTGGGAGATAATACACATCTTGCCCATACATTTTAAGGGCTTCAATAGCAATATCTTCGTATAAGTTTTGTTCTGATTTAACCTTCTGGCTAAAATATACATTCGTAGCCATTTAATTATCCTACAAAAAAGTCAGGTGGCATCTCGTGTTCGAGTCGTAATCGCTCTCGTAGCTTATCTATCTCGGTTGTTGCATCATCAAATAACTGCCGACCATTTAATGTTACACCGCCTGGAAGTTGCATTCCTTCAAATTTAATTAAGTTTGATCCCCACTGTTGTTTAATCAAAGCGGTTAAATATTCTTTTAACCACATATCATTAAATATTTTAGTATGATCAGCCGGATTTACAATCTTGTATGCTTCATATACTATATAGTCACCAGTCTTAATATCTTTATCTTTAAAATCACCATGAATATAAAGTCTATTTTGTTTACGTGAATATGTAGTTTGTGGATGTCCAGTTAGTTTCATATCGAGCAATGCAAGATATTGGTTTAGCTGTTCATAATATGCAAGATCACCTGCATAGTTTTGCATGTCAGCAATATCGTTAAGCATCATTTGATACTTAATATCAAAAAAGTTAAATGAAGTATTGAAGCTTGAGGCAATAGAAAACATTCGACTGATGTACAATACATCGTCGGCAACATCAACATATTCATTCGATACATCGCTATCACCAATCAAGGTTGATACGTATGTTCTAAATGTTGCTTCGCTGTGAAACTCTTGCCAGTATTGTAATGCTTCGTCAGTACGATCTTCAAGTTGATCAGGGTCTACATTAATTTCTAATACAGGCTCACCAAGTCTTCGAAGACAGTAGTCAATCAGCGTTTGCCTCGAGTTAGGAGCTGCCATTCTTTATTCCTTTACTTATTCCTTATGAACCAGGTGATAGAATTGTTTTAAGTGTAGTGCCTGACGCATTTTTAATTAATACTGTGCTTGGGCTCGAGAACATCGAAGATGTAACACCGGATACGTTAAAAGTTCTGTTTGCAGCAAGTGTACCACCACCAGATAAACCTGTACCAGCAGTAAAAGTAATACTACTGTGATCGATGTGTTCGTTAGCAACAAAGCCACT